AACGCAATCACAAGTAGAGTGGTTTCAAGGTTTATATTCTTACTTACTTATTTCTGGAAATAACTACATGTTGAGTGTAGGTGGAGATAATACACCACCAACAGAATTATATAATTTAAGACCAGATAGAATTAGAATACAAACAGGTCAAAGAGCTATGCCTACTGCTTATGACTATATGATTTCAGGACAGATTGTTGAAAGTTATGAAGTAGATCAAGCAACAGGAGATTCAAAAATAAAACATATAAAAATGTTTAACCCTCTTGATGACTATTATGGTATGTCGCCGATACAGGCTAGTTCAGTAGATATTGATCAACATAATTTAGCAAATAAACATAATGTAAATTTATTACAAAATGGTGCTAGACCTAGTGGTGCTGTTATCTTTAATCCTAAAGATGAAACAGGTGGTAATGTTCAGTTATCAGAAAACCAAAGAAGTCAATTACAATCAGATATTAATTCTAGATTTTCAGGAACTAATAATGCAGGAAGACCTATGTTATTAGAGGGAGATTTTGATTGGAAAGAGATGGGTTTAAGTCCAAAGGATATGGATTTTATACAACTTAAAAATATGTCAGCAAAAGATATAGCTTTAGTTTATGGTGTGCCTAGTCAATTAATTGGGATACCTGATTCTCAAACTTATTCTAATTTTGCAGAAGCTAAACTTGCATTATACAATGAAACAATTATTCCTTTATTAGATAAAATTCAAGGCGATCTAAATGAGTGGTTAGTACCTCAATTTAATGATGAAGCATTAGAATTAAGATATGACATTGACTCAATACCAGCTATGGCAGAACAGAGAAGAAGAGTCTTTGAATCAGTGACAGCAGGTGTTAAAGATGGTATCTTAACTAGAAACGAAGCTAGAGAACAATTAGGTTATGAACCAGTAGATGGTGCTGATAGTTTAATGGTACCAGCAAACTTAATGCCATTAAATATTGCTAGTGAAGAAACTCCTGAAGAAGATAGAGGAGAAGATATTCCAGAAGAAGAAGTTCCTGAAGAACTACAAGATAATCCTTTTGAACAAATTAATAATGAAGATGATTTAGAAGAAATTTTAAAAGCTGAATCTGATATTGATACTGTTCCTACTGACTCTATGGTTGCAGAAGCTAAAAGAGGATTAGAATGGAGAAAAGAATTTAATAGAGGTGGCACTAGAGTAGGTGCAACTAGAGCAAATCAAATTATAAATAAAGTAAAATTATCTCCTAGTACTGTTAGAAGAATGTTTAGTTTCTTTAGTCGTCACGAAAGCGATAAAACAGGTCAAGGTTTTGATAGAGGAGAAGAGGGTTATCCATCTAGAGGAAGAATAGCTTGGGCACTATGGGGTGGCGATGCAGGTTTTAGTTGGTCAAGAGCAAAAGTAAAACAACTTGATAGAGAAAGAGATAAATTTTTTGAAGAAGAATTAGAAGAAAAACAACTCACTGCAGCAGTCAAAAAAGGTTTGCAAAAAAAAGTAGATGACCATAATGAAAAACATGGGGATAAAAAAGGTAAAAGAGTTAATTTAAGAATGCTCGGTGCAGTTTTTAGAAGAGGCATAGGTGCTTATAGAACTAATCCAGGAAGTGTAAGACCTAGTGTGACTTCAGAAGAACAGTGGGCATACGCAAGAGTTAATGCTTTTTTATTTGCTGTAAGAACTGGTAAATTTAGAGGAGGGAAGTTTGACTTGGACTTATTACCTAGTGGACACCCTTTAGCAACATGAGTGTAGAATCAAGATTATTTATAGAAAAGAATCCAAAGACTGATGAATATCAAGTTAAAATAGTTGTAGGATATTTTGATGACAAACAAGACGCATTAAACCATGCCTCTTATATTGCTATAACTAAAAGTATAGATTTTACACCAGAACAATTATTTGAAAGTTTGCAAGAGATAGAAGAATTAAAGATACCTACAAACACAACGATACACTAATGTTTTATAATTCAAAACAATTAAAAATATTTAAAGGTGTAAAGGAAAGAACTTGGTATCAACAAGATAGATTAAGAAGACCTTTTGAAAAACAATGGTCTAATGCTTTAAAAAATTATTTTAAACAATATGCTACTGCTATCAAAGAAGCATATCGTATGGGTAGTCAGATAATGCTTGATTTAGAATTAAGAAAACAAGCAGATACCTTGAAATTAATTTTTAAAGTACAATATACGATTATAGGAAACGCATTTAAAGATTATGCTTTAGGAACATTATTCTTAAAAGCATTTGATGATGATTTTGATAAAGCACTTTCAGAGTTCATAGATGAGAATACTGCTGTATGGGTGACTGAAATAGATGAAACTACTAGAAAAAGAATGGCTAAAGTTATTTCTAATTCTTATAACGATGGTTTATCTACTGAAGAAACAGGAACTGCTTTACGAAATATGATTTTAGGTATGGGTGCATATAGAGCAAACCTTATATCAAGAACTGAATCTCATAGAGTTGCATCGTTTGCAAACGAGCAAGTAGCAGTCAATATGAATATTTCAGGAACAAATAAAGAATGGGTAGCTATTCAAGATGCTCGAACAAGACTAACACATTCTATTGCTTCAGGACAAAAAGTTCCTTTAGAGGAAAACTTTATTGTCGGTGGCGATAGATTAAAATACCCTGGAGATCCAAAAGGTTCCCCAGCAGAAACAATTAATTGTAGGTGTGCTGTTATTTACAAAACACCTGACTTTCAATAAAGGAGATAAAAATGGAAATAATAATTGGAATAATAATTGGTATAGCATTATGTAGAACAAACGATAAATATAAATGGTTTACAAACTGTTGTAATAAAATTATGAAAATCAAAAAAGGGAAATAATGCCTTTAGTAAAACCAAAAGAAAAAGAGAAACGAGAGGATTTCATGTCAAGATGTATGCGTGATCAAGTAAGCACCAGCGAATATCCTAATCCTGATCAAAGACTTGCTGTATGTAGTTCTCAATTTAAAAATAATAATAAGGAGGAATATTCAATGAGTGATATTGAAAAAATGGGAGATGCTATAAAAAATCTTACAGATGTAATATCTTCTAAAGCGAAATATGGCGATGGCTCTAATGCTAAACCAAAGAAACCTGAATCAGAAGCATTCATAGAAGCTAATTCTATGGAAGAAGATGATATGCAAAAAGTATCAAGAGCAGAAGATCAGTTTGATAATGTAGCAGATGCGAGAGCAAAAGCTAAAGAAATAGGTTGTGTAGGAACACATACTATGGATAAAGATGGTAAAACTATTTATATGCCATGCGGAACACATGATGCTTATGAAGAAGCAATCAGCAAAGGTTATGGTAATGATGAAGAAGAAGATAAGTATTCATCATCTTATAAAAAACCAAAAAAGAAAAGTGTTTGCGTTTGTAATGGCGATGGTAGTTGCCAGTGTGATACAGAATTGAAACATTTAACATTTGAATCTGAAATTAAATCAGATGCTAAAGGAATATTTACTGGTTATGGTTCTATCTTCGGAAATGAAGATCAAGGAAATGATGTAATGAAAAAAGGTGCTTTTACTAAATCATTAACAAGAAGACCAGCTTCTAAAGTGAAAATGTTATACCAACATAAAACAGATGAACCTATCGGAATATTTACAGAAATGTATGAAGATAATAAAGGTTTATATGTAAAAGGACAACTAGCTATGGGAACTCAAAAAGGTCGTGAAGCATACGAACTTTTAAAAATGGGTGCATTAGATGGTATGTCAATAGGATTTAAAGCTGACCCTGATAAACAAGGATACAACGAAAATAAAAGAGGTGTAAGAACTCTTAAAGAAGTTGATCTTATGGAAATTTCTTTAGTCACTTTCCCAATGAATGAAAGTGCATTAATAGAAACTGTAAAAGGGAATGCTAAAAATATTCGAGAGTGGGAAAAAATCTTGCGAGATGCAGGAGGACTTTCTCGAACAGAGGCAAAGATTGGTGCGAAAGCATTATCTGAATCTTTAAACCAGCGAGATGCTGAAGATAAACAATCGTTAGCAGATTTAATTCTCAAAGTTGCTAACAAACTTAAACAATAAACCAAAAGAGGAAACAATTATGGATAATAATGAAGTAAAATCTGCTGTTGAAACTCTTGGTCAAACTTTTGAATCTTTCAAAAAAACTAATGATGAAAGATTGAAACAGATTGAAGCTAAAGGTAGCTCTGATCCTATCACAGAAGAAAAGTTATCAAAAATCGAAAAAGATTTAGATAAATATGCTGATATGGAAAAGAATGTCAAAGCACAAGCTGAATCATCAAAAGCAAACCAAGATGCGATGGCTAGATTAGAAACTATTATATCAAGACCTGACTTTGGCAAAGGTTCTCCAGTAGAATCTAAAGCTGTGAAAGTTTTTGATAAATGGTTAAGAAAAGGCAAAGACTCTTTAGCACCAGAAGAAATTAAAGTTCTTACTGTGTCTAATGACAATACTGCTGGTTATCTTGCTCCACCTGAATATGTGAGAGAAATAATCAAAGGTATCGTTGAGTTCTCGCCAATCAGATCACTAGCAAGAGTAAGAACTACTACAAACAGAAGTGTTCAAGTTCCTAAAAGAACAGGCGAATTTGCGGCACAGTGGGTAGCAGAAGAGGGTGCAAGAGCTGAAACAACTGGTTATGCAGTTGGTTTAGAAGAAATTCCTGCACACGAACTTTACGCATTAGTTGATATTTCAGAACAAGAATTAGAAGATTCTGTCTTCAATTTAGAAGCTGAAATGAATGCTGAATTTGTAGAGCAATTTGCTAAAGCAGAAGGAAATGCTTTCGTATCTGGAAACGCAATAGGAAAACCACAAGGACTACTATCTAACGCAAATGTAAATAATGTTGCTAAAGGTGGTGCGGCTCTTGATGGAGATTCTATGATTAGTGCGGCACACAATGTTAAGTCAGAATATGGTAGAAATGGAACATATGTTATGAACAGATCAACTGTTTCAGCTGTAAGAAAACTTAAAGATGGTGGCGGACAATACATTTTCCAACCTGGATTATATCAGATGGGTGTTGGTTCTAATATTTTAGGACACCCTATCGTAGAAGCTTCTGATATGCCTGATGTTGCTGGTGGAGCAAAACCAGTTTTATTCGGTGACTTCAGAAGAGGTTATATGATCGTGGACAGAGTAAATCTTTCAATTATGAGAGATCCATTTACTCAAGCCGCAAGTGGAAATGTTAGATACCTAGCAAGAAGAAGAGTTGGTGGTCAAGTAATATTACCAGAAGCTCTTACAACAATTACAACATAATAATAGGGAGGATATAGAAAATGTTTGATTTAAAAAATAATATTAAATTAGAAACTTCGTTAGCACCTATTGTTAAAACAGCTGATGTCAATGGAACTGGTATAGACCTTAAAGGTTTCAGTTCTGCGGCATTGATTGTTAATTGTGGTACTAATGGCGATACATTTAGTTCAACTGTAAAAACAAATCTTCAGATAGAGCATTCTGATGACAATTCAACTTTCACAGATGTCACTTCTAATACAGATGTGACTGGCGGAACTGTTGATTCATCAGGAACTTTTATGACGATAGATGCAGATGGAGAAATGAGCAAAACTTATGGGATTGGTTATGTTGGAGGCAAAAGATATATCAGAGTAGTTATTGATATTGTTGGAACGCACTCTAATGGTTCAATCTATGGGGCAGTAGTTGCAAAAGGTACACCAAGAAGTGCACCTGTGACTTCTGATGCAAACGCATAATAAAATTAATCTACATTCGTAGGTTATATTGTAAGGGGAGGAAAGCGAGAGTGGAACTTCCCTTACTCTTACAAAATTTATAAGGAGGAATAGTTATGAAAATAAAAATGAAAGCAACAGTAAAAGCAAGTGGTAATGCCGAGGGTTCTACTACTATGATTTATAGAAGTGGTGAAGTTTATGATATGACAAATAGAATGAATATAGCAACTATACTTTTAAACGATGGTAGTGCTGAAAAATCTGTGGTAGAAACTACAAAAAAAGTTGTGACTAAAATGGAAAAAAAATCAAAAGGTATTGTTAAAAAAATATTTGGTAAAAAAAAATAAGGAATTAAAATGAGTGGATTAAAAGTACATACAGCTTGGACAACCAGTGCAGTAGCTACATCAGAACAAAAATCTTTTATGAGAGTAGATTTTAATGATGATGATACATTAATTGGTGAACTTATAAAAGTTGCACAAAATAATGTAGAAGAATATACTGGTAGAGCAATCACTCAACAAACCTTACAATTATTTTTAGATAGATTACCTTATTACAGAGATGAAAATTTGAGGGAGGGTGTTTATACTGCACCTGATTTAAATGTTAGTGCTGATTATATAGTTCTCCCTAAACCACCAGTGGCTAGTATTACACATGTAAAATATTATGCTAACGATAATACTGCTTCAACTTTTGCGGCAAGTAATTATTTTTCTGATGTTGATTCATCTTCTGCTAGAGTGGTTTTAAAGAATGGAGTTAGTTGGCCAACATTAACAGAATTAAGACAAGCTAATGCTTATGAAGTACAATATGTTGCTGGTTATGGTGCTAACGCAAGTGATGTACCAACACCAATAATTCAAGCAATTAAATTACTTACAACTCATTTATACGAGAATAGAGAGATGGTCACATCAATGGGTGTTAATTCTATTCCTTATACAGTAGGTCAATTATTACAACCATATAGAGTTATAAGATTGAATAATATATTAGGAGGATAAAGTGCCAAGTGTATCTAATATAGGAAAGTTAAGAAATAAAATTACAATACAAAATACAAATTTAACTACTGATAATATAGGTGGTTATACAACAGGAAGATCAACTCATATTACTGCGTTTGCTAAAATGACACCAAAAAGTGGCAAACAAATATTTTCTGATAAAACAGGAAGACAAGTTGAGAATCCACATACATACGAATTTTTAATTAGATATAGAGATGGTATTACTACTGCTATGCGTATCTTATTTGGTACAAGAACTTTTGATATAATAAAAATAAATGATCAAAATGATTTTAAAAATTATATCACTATTGAAGCTATTGAAAATGTAGGTACATAATGGAAGTCACACTTAAAGTAAAAAATTTAAAAAAAGTTATGGGTCAGTTAAGTAAATTGAACAAACAACTTGAACCTGACTTTCAAGAAATAGTAAAAGGTGGTGCACAACTAATTAGAGGAGAAGCTGTTAAGTCTATTCAATCAGGTGCTAAATCAGGAATAGTATATGAAAAATATAATCCTAGAAGAACACATAGAGCATCTGCTCCAGGCGAAGCACCAGCAAGTGATACAGGAAATTTAGTTAGTAAAATTATTGTAAAACAAAAAAGCAAAAATATTACTAATGTTGAAAGTAATGCGAATTATTCAGCTTTTTTAGAATATGGTACAAGTAAAATGGAACCAAGACCATTTATGCTACCAGCTTTTGAAAAAAGTAAAAAACCTATAACAGAAGCAACATTTAAAAGAGTAGTAAAAAAAATTGAGGAGTTTGTAAAATGAGTAATTATTCAGTTGAATTACAAACGACAGTTTATAATGCCTTGATAGGCAATAATCCACTTACAACAAAGTTAGGTGGAAATAATATTTACGATTTTGTTCCAGAGGGAACATCATTTCCTTATGTTAAGGTCGGCGACCAAACAATGGTAGATGATGGTACGAAAGACAAAAAGGGAAGTGATTTTACCCTAATTGTTCATACATTCTCTAGATATAGAGGAAGTAAGGAAATAAAAGAAATTATGTCATTAATATATGATGTATTACATGAATCAAGTTTATCAGTTTCAGGTGCCAGTAATAATATGAGGTTTGAATTTTCAGACATTATAAAAGAACCTGATGGACTTACAACACATGGAGTACAAAGATTTAGAGTCTTTGTATTGACAAATTAAATATAAACAATTATTAAAATAAATAAGGAGAAATAATATGGCGGCATTAAAAGGTTCAGCATTTTTATTGAAAGATAATAGTACAGGAACAGCAGTGACATTAGGTGGAATGAGAAGTACATCAATGTCTATTAATGGAGAAACAGTAGATGTGACTACAAAAGAATCAGCTACATTTGATGGAGCATCAGGAAATGATATTGGTAGAGTTTTATTAGCTAATGGTGGTATTAGAAGTATGTCAATAACAGCAAGTGGTGTTTTCACAGATACTGCTTCAGAAAATACTACAAGAGGATCAGCATTTACAGGAGATGCAGTTAATTACGATTTAGTTTTTGCTGATACATCATCAGTAAAAGGTGCATTTATAATTACATCTTACGAAAGAGCAGGAGAATATAATGGAGAAGAAACTTATTCATTAACTCTTGAATCAAGTGGTACTATGACTTATACTAATGCGTAATTAGTAAAGGAATATAAAATGGAATATACAGATGGGTTTAAAGTGGTAGAAATAAAATTTCAAGGCGAGTCCTATAATGGTTTTTACAAGGTCACTAGAAAGGGAGTAATAACTGTTGAAACAAGAAGTGATATTCCTATTAAACCCTATGATAAAATAGTAGTCGGTGTTGATGAATTAATTGTTCAAAAAGTTCAGATTTATACAAGTAGAGCAGAGATAACTTGTGAAAATCCAAATACAAGTGATATAGTAAGAGCAAGTAAAACTATGAAAAAACTTAAAAAATCTGAACCAAAAGAAAAAACAATAATAGAACAATTAATAGAAAAGGACACCGATGGCGAATCAGTATAAAGGCGAAATCAAGGGTAAGTTGGGAGATAAAGAAAGAACTTTTCGACTTACCTTTGAATCAATAGTAAATATAGAATCAAGAACTGGTAGATCAATAATGGATATTACTCACGATCTTGCTTTAACCAAATACTCTATGAAAGATTTAGTTATAGTATTACACGAGGGTTTAACAGGTGCTGGTGGTAAGTTTGTTCAAGGTGCAGTAGGAGAAATGGTAATTCAAACTGGACTTATGGAAACTGCAAAATTAGCATCAGAACTTTTAACAACAATATTTACTGGTACAAATAAAAAAGAAGATGATTCCCCTTTAGTAGAGGGGGAGAACGAGCAGAAAGATACCCAATCCAGCAATACCTAGAAATAGGTCTTGGTGTATTAAGATTCTCCCCAAAAGTATTTTGGGATTTATCAATAACAGAATTTATGTCAGCACTTCATGGGTGGAAAATGTCCAAAGGTGGTGGTAAAGAAAAACAACCAACTCAAAGAAACGAACTAGAGGAACTAATGAAACAGTTCCCAGATTAATATTATGGCATCAAATTTAGCAACAATTAGAGTAGAGCTAGTAGCAAATGCACAAAAGTTTAAATCAAATTTAGATAAGGGTTCACAATCCTTAAAAAAATTTCAAAAACAAACTTCTGTATCTAGTAAAGGTAATAAAAAATTACAAGAATCTATGAGGAACCTATCAGGTTCTATTGCGGCAGTACAAGGTCCACTTGGTCCAGTAGCTGGTAGGATTACTTCTATCGGTGCTATTATGGGTAGAGTAAGTATAGCAGGACTTGCCCTTACAGCAGGATTAGTTGCAGTTGGTGCGGCTTTTGTAAAACTTATAAGAGCAGGTGCAAATTTTGAATCACAACAATTAAAAATTCAAGCACTTTTAAAAGCAACAGGAAGTGCGGCAGGTCAAACTGGTGTTGATATTGAAAACATGGCAGTTGCTATCGGTAGAGGTACTTTAGCAAGTGTTCAAGGTGCAAGAGATGCGGCTGGAGTTCTATTAACTTTTAAAGAAATATCAGGAGAAGCATTCGGTAGAACTTTAGAATTAACACAAGACCTTGCGGCAGTAGGTTTCGGAAGTATGAAAACTGCGGCATTACAATTAGGTAAAGCATTAGAAGACCCAGTCACTGGTTTATCTGCTTTGCGTAGAGTTGGTGTATCTTTTAGTGAACAACAAAAAGAACAAATAAAAGTTATGGCTATGACAGGTCGTCAAGCTGAAGCACAAAGAATGATACTTGATGCTCTTGAAGGACAAGTTGGTGGTGCTGGTAAAGGTGCGGCAGGAGGTTTATCTGGTGCTTTTGATACTTTAGGAGAAAATATAACTTTATTTTTTGAAAAATCTAAGGCAGGACAAAGTATTGTTCAAACTTTAACTAGAATGATAACTGGTTTAGCAAACATACTTGATAAATTTATACCAGAACAAAGAGAACTTCCACAAAATTTAGAAGATGCAACAAAAGCTATGAAAAGACAACAAATTGTTGTTGCAGAATTAGCAACTGCTTTATTAGAAGCACAAAAATTATCAGGTAGAGGAAGTGAAGCAAAAGTTAGAGCCGCAAAAATAGAATTAGAATTAGCTAAAACAGAATTAAAAATATTAACAGATAAAAAAGTTGCTTTAGAATCAATACAAGTTTCAGAAAATAAAGCAATTAAACTTACAATAAAATCTTATGATAAACTTTTAAGAAAAAAGGAATCTGATGCTATGATGACTGCAACCATAGGTGCAGTAAATAAAGAAGCATTATCACAAGAATTACAAGTAAGAAAAGATTTAATAGCCAAACTAGGAGATAGTGAAGAAGCTATGATTGCAATTAATGCCATACTTGCAGATCAAAGAGATATATTTATGGAAAATGCTGAAACAATCGTTGAGTTTCAAGAAGAATTTAAACAAGTAGAAACAATAGCAACAGGTGTAGCTAATGAAGTTTCAAAAGTAGGAGATACTTTAGTTGATGCTTTCTTAAGAGGTAAAGCAGGTGCATTAGATTTTAAAAATATTTTAAGAGAATTAATTATAAGTATTCAAAAAACAATAATACAAACTTTAATTTTAGATCAAGTTAATAAATTTGTAAAAGAAAGTATTCAAGGTATATTTGCACCTAAAACAAGTAAAGGATTAGAAAAAATTACAGCACCTATAAGTGTTCCTGTTCCTGAACATATAAGTAAAAACGCAAGTGGTGGTTCAATACAACCTAATACACCAACTCTTGTTGGAGAAAGAGGTCCAGAGTTATTTGTACCGAGTACAAGTGGAAGTATTAAAAATAATGCTGATACAAAACAGATGGCAGGTGGTGGTAAAGGAGTTAATATAACACAAAATTTAAACTTTGCTGTTGGTGTCACTAATACAGTAAGAGCAGAAGTTATGAATATGCTTCCAGCTATTCAACAATCAACAGTCCAAGCAGTTGCAGAAGCAAAGCAACGAGGTGGAAAATTTAGTAAAGCATTCGGTAGTTAATCATGGCAGTATTTACACCATCATATCCTTTGACTCTACCAACAGTCACAGGAGTCAAAACTCAAAACTGGGGATTAAACAGAGTAGTAGCTGTCACTGAATCTCCTTTTACTAATCAACAACAAGTATTTGAACACGAGGGTGCACAATGGAGAACTACTATGACTTTGCCACCTATGAAAAAAGATAGTGCGGCTGTATGGTTGGCTTTCTTTATGTCTTTAAGAGGAAGACGAGGAACTTTTAAATTAGGCGATCAAGATAGAAAAACTATTCAAGGAGTAGCAACAGGAACTATAAGAGTTAATGGTGCTAGTCAAACTGGCAATCAAGTTGCTTTAGATGGTTTTGCTAATAGTACGAATAATGTTTTTAAAGCTGGAGATTATATACAAATCAATTCTTATCTGTATATGGTTATTGAAGATGTAAATAGTAATGGTTCAGGAGAAGCAGATGTTAAAATAGAACCAGCATTAAGATCAGGTATTGAAACTATTAATGATGATACAACAGTTTTATATTCAAATACAACAACTATTATGAGATTAGATACTAATGAATTTAATTGGGATACAAATCAAGTAAGTGTTTATGGAATATCATTTGCTTGTAGTGAAGTTTTATAATGGAGATTATAATGAATTATTATTTTACAGGGATTTTAATTATTATGATGGTTTTATTAGCATTATGCGGAGGTCCAGTTGCCTAGACCATTTAGAAAAATTATAGTAAAATTACGAATGCTATATTGTGATATAAGAGGACACCATGGTAAAAAATGGAATTATGAACCTGGAGATCATTATATGGGAATGAATAAAAGGAAAAGAAAATGAAAGTAAGTGAAAACACATCAGTCGCTATGCCTATAAAGAATATGATTGGTATTATTATTGGTGTTGCTATGGGTATATTTGCATACACAGAAATTACTGCAAGACTAACATCGTTAGAAACAAGTCGTGAGTTAATGAACGCAGATCTACTTAAAAAAAGTGAACAAACTACAACTGATTCAGAACAGTTCATGCTTTTAGAAGAATTATATAAAACTGTTGAAAAACTTCAAAATACACAAGAGCAAAATATGACTAATAAAGTCAATATAGAATTTACTCAAAAACAATTAGAAAAAGCATTACAAGATATTGAAAAATTAAAAGATAAGGTAAGAGAAAATGGCAAGAATTACTAGAAGTAAATATTAATGGTTATGGCACTCACAAATATACAATTAAAGAGGGTGCTAACAAAGGCAAGGTATTATGATCGAAACAATCGTCGCATTATTAATGATAGTAAATAATGAAATTAAAGAGCATAGAATACAAGAATCTATGAGTGAATGTCTCAAAGGAAAAAGGATTGCTATGCGTACAAATAAAAATAATAATATTCAATATCAATGTATTAAATCGAAAGCAGAATTAGAAGATAACATTGATGGTAGTAAAAGTATTAAAAAACTTATTTTAGAATAATGTCAAGAAATATAACAACAGCTTTTAATAATGCTATAACAAACGCAGTAGTAAAACCTATCGTTGGTGTAGAGTTAGAATTTAGTGATGGTACTTTAAGAATGTGGAATGGTTATGGTAATCTTACTATGACTGCTGGTGGTTCATCAAAAACATTTACTGGTGCTGGAGATATGTTAGGTATGTCAGAGATTGAAGAAAGTGATACTTTATCAATGAGTGGTGTGACTTTAACTTTAGCAGGAATTAAATCAAGTTTAATAGCAACTGCTTTAGGTGCGAATTATACTAATAGAAAAGGTGCTATCTATTTAGGTTTATTTAATACATCTAATAATGTTGTAGCTGATGTATATACTTTATTTAAAGGTAATATGGATGTCTTAAACATATCAGAGGGTATGGAAACAACTGTAATACAATTAAAGTTAGAAAGTAGATTAGTCACTTTTGAAAAAGCCGCAAACAGAATGTACACATTTGAAGATCAAAAAATAGATTTTCCTAACGATTTAGGTTTTGAATTTATACCTGATTTACAAGATAAAGAAATTATATGGGGTAAGAAAACTAATTAATGCGTGTTGATAATTGGGATTCTAAATTAGAAAAAGTATTACAAAACTATAAAGAAAAAGAAATTTTTAAACATGGTAAAAATGATTGTGTCACTTTTACTATTGATTGTATAGAAGCCATTACTGGTAAAAAAGTTTTTAATAAAAAATATAAAAATATCAAAGAAGCTAAAAAAATTATTAAAAGTTTTAAAAGTAAAGATTTATTAGATATTGCTTTAAAAATAGCTAAAGAAAATAATTTTAAAACTATTGAAATTAATAAAGCACAAAAAGGAGATGTTTTTTATTACAAAGATTCAACTGATTTAGAGGGTACACTAGGAATATGTATAGGAGAATCAGTAATGTTTAATTGGAAAAAGGAAATAGCAATATTACCAAAAAAAGAATGTAAAATAGCTTGGAGAATTGAATAGTGAAAATTTATAAAAAAATAGTTTATGATAAAAATGATAATATCATAGAAGAAAATTCTTATGAATATCAAGGTCAAGTAGCACAAGCAGGTGGTAGTGTTAAAAAAGTAATTGCTGTTGTAGCAGTTGTTGCTGTTGCTGTTGTATTAGTTCAGTCAGGTGCGTTCGCTGGTTCTTTCGGAAACTTTAGTCTGAAAAAGTTAGGAATGAAAGCTCTTATTTCTGTGGGTACTTCTATTATAGGAGGTGTTATAGGACAAAAACTTGCACCTAAAGTTGATCCGCCAAACTTTGGTACTGCTTTAGAAAGTGGGATAACTGTTAGTGCTAAGGCTCCGACAAGTCCATATAGAATAATTTATGGAGAAACAAGAGTTGGTGGTACTATCGTTTATGCTGAAACTACTTCAAGCACTAATGAATTTTTACACATGATTATTGTCCTAGCAGGACACGAAGTAGATGATATAGGAAATATTTTATTAAATGATGATGTTGTTAGTTTAGAAACTACCTCTAATGATAGTAATGGTATTCCTATTTTTACACCAACGAGTGGCGATCAATATGCTGGTAAATTACAAATTAAAAAACATTTTGGTAATGTAGATCAATTAGCAGATGCAAATTTAGTTTCTGATGTATCTCAATGGACAACTGCACACAGAATACAAGGTAAAGCATATTTATATGCTAAATTAACTTTTGATTCAGATGTATATCCTAATGGTGTTCCAAATATATCTGCTATCGTAAAAGGTAAAAAATTATTTGATCCTAGAGAAACAAGTTTTACTGCTTCATCAGGAACAGTTAATACTACTAATAATACTATTCAAATAAGTTCACATGGATTAAAAACATTTGATAGAGCAAAATATAATATTAATTCAAATACTGCTATTGGTGGGCTTTCAGATGGTACAGAATATTTTGTAATTAAAGTAGATAATAATAATATAAAGTTAGCTACAAATTATTCTAATGCTTTGAGTGGAACTCCTATAAGTTTAACATCTGTCACTGGAAGCACCACACAAAAATTTAATTTTACTAAATTTTCAGATAATCCTATTTTATGTATCAGAGATTATTTAAAAGATACCACTTATGGTATGCAAACTGAAGATACTGAAATTAATGATACTAATTTTATTGCTAGTGCTAATACTTGTGATGAAACTGTTTCTGTCACTAATCCTTCAGGAACAGAAAAAAGATTTACTTGTAATGGTGCTTTTCAATTATCACAAAGTCCTAAAGTAATTATAGAAAACTTATTAACATCTTTCGGTGGTAGTTTAATTTATAGTAATGGAATGTTTAAAACAGTTCCAGGTGCTTATTTAAGTCCAGTTGTGACTTTAGATGAGGGTAATTTAAGAAGTGGTATTTCTATAAATAGTAGGGTAAGTAAAAAAGAATTATTTAATGCTGTAAAGGGTTTATATTCTGAACCAGCTAATGATTATCAGCCACAAAACTATCCGATTTTAACTAATAGTAGTTTTGAAACAGAAGATAATAATGAAAGAATTTATGCAGAGTTTGATTATCCTTTTACTAATTCAAGTAGAATGTGTCAAAGATTATCAAAAATACAATTATTAAAAGTAAGACAACAAATATCAGTATCAGCTAATTTTGATATGACTGCTTTTAAATTAGATGTAGGAGATACTGTTCAAATTACTAATGCTAGATTAGGTTTTAGTAATAAAACTTTTCAAGTACACGATTGGAACTTTGAATTACAAAATGATGATGGTCGTTTAGAAATAGCTTGTCAATTTAAAGAAACTGCACCTGAAATTTATAATTTTAGTACATCAGATTATTCAACTGTATCAAGTGGTAAGGCAACAAACTTACCTAAAGCGAGTACTGTATCTGCACCACAAGCAATAACATTATCTGATGAACTTGTATCTTATAATGATGGTACTGTAATTGTAAAACTTGTAATTAATTTAACAGAAGCCACAGATAATTTTACAGAAATATATGAAGTTGAAATAAAACAACTTACTGATAAAGATGGTAATTCTGTTAGTGATACCTTTAAATTAATAGGTAGGGGTGCTAGGACAAAATTTGAATTTTTAAATGTAATTGATAGAGCATCTTATGAAGTAAGAGCAAGAGGTGTAAATATTTATGGAGTTAATTCTTCAACAATATCTGCTAGTCATACTGTTGTTGGTTTATCTGATCCACCACCTGATGTTGAAAACTTTGCTTGTAATATAGTAGGACTAGATGCTTTTTTGAGTTGGACTGCTGTTGATGTTTTAGATTTAGCATATTATGAGTTAAGATACCAAAACACTACAAGTAATGCGGCATGGTCAAACTCAATACCTATCGTTAAAAAAGTTTCAAGACCAGCAACATCAGTTGTTGTACCAGCTAAAACAGGTGCTTATCTTATTAAAGCTAGAGATAAATTAAATCTACCAAGTGTTAATGCTACTATTGTTTATGTAGCTGTTGATACGATAGGAAATTTTAATTTTGTCACGAGTTCAACTCAAAATCCTAACTTTAATGGTGTTAAAGATAATGTTTTAGTATCTACAAATTATAGTGCAACAAATGCTTTAAGTTTAGCAGATACACAACTCTTTGATTCAGGTGTAGGTAATTTTGATATTTACACAACAAGAAATTTTGATTCAGGAACAACAAGTGGTAATCTCGCAAGTGAAGGATTTTATAATTTTGATAATGTAATTGATGTAGGTTCTAGAGTTAAAACAACTATATCAGCAGGAATTACTCAAGAAAGTATTAACATTGATGATCTATTTGATACAATATCTGGTAATTTTGATTTAAGAGCAGGATTATTTGATGGAGATGCTGAAGTTAATTGTGAGGCAGTACTTCAAATAGCAATATCAACAGATAATGTAAGTTTTACAGCTTTCCAAGATTTTGTCGTGGGAGATTATCTAGCAAGATATTATAAATTTAGATTAAAATTAGCTTCTTTTGATGGAAGTGCAACACCAGTAGTCACACAATTATCAGTCACTTTAGATATGGAAGATAGAATTGAATCAGGAAATAATATTGTATCAGGAACAGGAACTAAATCAGTCACATATACACAAGCATATTTAACTGTTCCAAGTTTAGGTTTTGCAGTACAAAATATGGGTTCTGGAGATACTTATACTATAACTAATAAAACTAATACGGGTTTTGATGTAGCTTTTATTAATAGTGGTGGTACAGGTGTATCAAGGACTTTTGATTTTATTGCGAAAGGTTTCTAATTATGTTATTGATTATTTAATAAAGGTATGATAAAGCAACTCAAAGGATTTATATAAAATTATGGCAACTCACGATTATGTAATAGCGAACCAATCTTTCCCATCTTTCAGATCGGATTTGAATAGTGTATTATCAGCAATAGTTTCAAATAACTCAAATGGTTCTTCGCCAAGTACAACTTATGCTTTTCAAATGTGGTACGATACTGCCAATAACTTTTGGTATATGCGTAATGCGGCGAATAGTGGTTGGATACAATTAGCAACTTTTAATCAAGCAAATAATACAGTTAATTTTATTGATTCAACAGGTACGATAGCAGGAATATCAACTTCTGCTACAAACACTGTAATGACTTTAGCAAATGGTTCAGTAGCTATCGCACCAGCAGGACATGTTTCAGTAGGTGGTGGTTCTACTCAATCAGGAGAAATAAGATTTTTAGAAGATACAGATAATGGTTCTAATTATATATCACTTAAAGCACCTACAACTTTAGGCGGAAATACAACTTTTGTTTTACCAACAGCAGATGGTTCAGCAGATCAAGTAATAAAAACAGATGGTAGTGGAAATTTAGGTTTCGTATCTACATCAGCAGGAGTCACTGCTGGATTCTGTATAGCAATGTCAATAGCTTTATAAGGAGAATAAATGGCACAAGATTTTAAAAGATATGCAAGTAATAATGTAGGAACATCAGTAGTGACTGTTCATACTTCTAACTCAAATGATACAATTATAGGTATATCATTAGCAAATGTTTCAACATCAGCTATTACAGTTGATTGTTATATTACAGTCGGTTCAGATGATATTTATTTAGTAAAAGACGCACCTATCCCAACAGGATCATCATTACAAGTTATTGATGGTGGTGCTAAAGTAGTTTTACAAAGTACAGATGTTTT